TCCGATTTCCCGAATCCGCCGCGCCAGGTCCAGCCTTCGCCCAAACGTCAGCCGCGCAATCGCGTATCTCACTCCCGCCGCTGACTCCGCATCGAACCACAACGCGCTGTCGAAGGAATGTTCCGCCTCGCTCCTAAGCGAATGCGATGTAGAGCTCATCATCCACTGCCCCCTGTGCCCGGCTGTTCTGAAATTTCCATTGCAGCCGCGTCTCTGAATCGTCGAAAGAAGGAACCTCCGGCACCATCGCCGGCATATACGCTCCAAATAACTGTCCGGCCGCCTGGCCGAGTTGCAGCATCACACTGATTGGCGACCGCTGCCGCGCCGCCTGATACAACGCCGGAGTCTGCGCGTCCACCATCTCGAACACGCTGAAATTCAGCGTCACTTTGCGTTCCCCTGCGGCGATGCAGCGCGCCAGATCGCTGCCGAACTCGCGCACTCGCAGTTGAACACTGTTGCTCAGATTGAGTTCCGCCCCTGTGAGCGTAAGAAAATTCGCCGGAGTCGCGCCCATCCACACTTGCCCCAGATGCCCCGGCACAATCGTGTAGTCGAATCCTGCGCTCACCGGCTCAGTGGGGAACTGCGTCAAACCGCCCTGTCCGCTCGTGAAGCTTGCGCTGTCCAGCAGGTCTTGTGACGGCCCCGCGAAGACGAATTCCTGAAAGTCGCCATTCACCTTCACCTTCAGCGAGTCGATCGCGGCCCCGTTGAGAACTCTCTGCACCGCCCCGGACGGGTCCCAATAGTCGAAAACGCTGACGCTTCCCAAGTCGCTTCCCAGCGGATACGTCAGCGTCGGACCCAGCACCGTCCCCGCTGCGACTCCGCCCGTGAAGGGTGCAATCAGAAACACCGTCGTCGAATTCAGAATCGCAGTGACGAATCGAATCTCCCCCGCATTCGCCACCGCCTGCCCCACGCTTAATCCGTGCGCCGCCGAAAAAACAATCTGCGTGGTCGCGCTGGTCGTCGCCACCGTTCCTCCAGCGAAAGCCAAAGGAGTCCCGCCCAGCGCCGCCTGAAACAACGGTCCATGGCTTGGCGCCGCCTCCCCGCCCACCCAATCCGTCATAAAAGTGTTGAGCTGGTATGCGGTCCGCTTCCGGATGCTGTTCGGTAACCCGACGAAGGTCCGGCTTCCCGACTTGTCTCTTCGCGAGCTCTGCTCCGGCAGCTGCCTCGCCGCTAGCTTGACGCCTGGAATCCGGTTTTGTCCCGTGATCGCCGGCACGTTCCCGTAGGCGGATTCGAGCGCAACATAGAACCGGTTATTGTTTGAAGATATGTAACACGACATGAATCCCAGCCTCTCTCAACTCGACAAATCCACTTCAAAAATCACTTTGGCCGCCTGCAGGATATTGCGTCCGCCGTGTTGCACCGGATCGAACTTCACTTCGTAGCCGCCTGTAAAAAACATTCCCTGTCCCCAGTCCCCGCGATTCGCGTCAAGCACCTGGGTCACCGCATCAACGTACAATCGCACCGTCTCTTCCAGCCCCTCAATGCGGTCCTGCGACGCCCTCACCTCTGCCACTGTCCGGACTTTTCCCGAAAAGTTGCGGAACTTCTCGGTCAGCAGGTTCTGCACCCGATCCGCGTATACCAGAACCACCGGATACTTCACCGCCGCGCTCTTCTCCATCAGCGCCACCGGCACATTCTGCGCAATCACGTTCTCCGCTGGAATCGCCGGCAAGTCCACTGCGGCGTTCGTAGCGATCTGAGCCGCCACCGGCGCCAATCCTGCAAGAGAGTCCGTGAATAGCGCCACTACTTTCCCCGCCGCAATACTCGCCGCCTGCGCCATGACGTTATCCCCGCCTCAATATCCGGCCGCCGGTTACGAACATGTCCGCCGCCTGTCCATCCCCGGGACTCACTCCACTCGCCAATCCCGACCCCGGCAATGTGAAGGTCGCGCCAATCGCCAACGGCGCACTGTTCTGCAGCGTGAGTGGCGAAATCGCCAGCCCCAGATACACATTCCATCCCGCCGCGATTGCCGGCGCATTCACAGTCGCAACCGTCAATGAACTGTTGTCCGTAGTCTGAAAAGTGGTGGGTCGACTCGCGCTTCCCTCTTGACCCGCCGCCGATACCCAACTCACCTGCGCGTAATAGATCGTTCCCGCCAGAGTTCCGGTCGTCGCTCCCAGCGCCGGCGTTGCGGGCTGCGGTACCGGCGCCGCCACCAGCCCGATGCCGAACTCCAGCGTTCGCTCCTTCGCTCCACGCGCCAGCGCGCGATACTCTTCCCACTTGCTCCGATAGCGATCGTTCAGCTGGTTGTTGTAGGCGTCCCGGTAGACCACTGCCAGCGTGTGCAGCGCATGCCAGCGCTTCATCTGCTGGCTCACCACCACGTCCGACACTCCGATCTTCCGCCGGTCGCTACCCAACGCAAACTGCGCCAGCGAATACTGCGCCCGAGCGTGACCGAGCAGCACGTTCAGTACGTCCTGAGAAATTTCTTCCGTGGCCAGACACAGCTTCGCGTCCAGATTGATGGTCTCTACGTGCGCCACGTCCAGAATCGCCGCCTCATACACCCGCAGCGCTTCACTATCGTTCGGATTGCCGTCCGTCAGCAGGGCCATATCTCACCTCCGTTTTCTTGTCGTTCAATAAAAGACGTCCAATAAAAATGGGGGACGAGCCATGACAGCCCGTCCCCCGCCGCAATTAGTACTGTGCTAACTGTTCACTTGCACCGCGAAATTATTCCGCAGTACGCCTACGCCGTAGAGCACGTCCACCGTGAACTGCTGCGCCAGCGTATTCGGCTGATAGCTCATGGTGACGCGCATTCCGAAATTGCCGAGCTCGGCATACTCCGCAATCGCGCCCGTTCCCGGCAACGGCTGCGGCAACCGGCGCACCACCAGGCCGATCGCATCCTTGGTGAACGCCAGATTGTGAGTCGTCGCAGGACTGCTCCCTGTATGGGCGACGAACTGCGAGCGGAAGATATAGAAGTCCTTCATCTTGCCCACAGCCCCATCCACGATCACGCGCAGCCCGGCTTCTCCCACCGAGTTGTATTCGCTGAAGCGCGGAATCTGCCGCAGCGCCGAGTAAGTAGCCGCGTCCACTACCAGATACTTCGACGCGCTCGCCGGAACCTTGGTGCTGAACAGCGCCGTCTCCGCCGAATCCACGGTTGCTTCCGTGATCGTCGTGCCGCCCGTACCCACCGCCGTGTTCGCCGTGAATTGCGGGTACAGCCCCAGCAGGTCAGACTCGATCCGCTCCGCTAGCGCCACTACCGCCGGCTGCATGTATAGCTTCAACAGATCCGGCACCGCCAGAATCTTGGTCACGTCCGGCACCTGGAACGTAGCCTCCGCATGGGTGTTCAGCACGATCTGCGCATTCCCCAGACTCGGATTCTGAGTCTGTACCGTGCCGCCTTCCGCGATATTGTTCGCCACCAGCGTCGGCGGAATCGGGACGTTGATGGTGTCGCCCGCCTGCGCAAGCGCCGGTTCATAATCGCGATTGACTAGGTTCCCCATTACCAGGTTCCCCATCAACGCTGGCAGGGCGTCCGCCGCCACCAGCTTTACAATCGCGCTCGCTACGTTTGCCGAAGTTATTGTTGCCATTGTTCTCTCTCTCCTCTACCACCCGCGCAGCGTCAACGACGCTACTCTGGCGATCTCCTTTCGGACTCTGTCCAGTTCCTCCGGACTCATGCCCGGACGAATCGTCTCTAAATCAACCCGTGTTTCACCCGGCGCGCTTCTCTGCCCCGCGCCCGCACCCGACCCGCCCCCCAGACGCGCCGGCAGCAGTTCCGGATTCTCCTTCACGAACTGCTCCACCTGTTCCCGCATTCCGATCAGCTTTCCATCCTCCCCGCGCTGAATCTCGTCCCGGATGGCCTTGTAAGCCAAGTCCAGCTTGGCGACCCCCTGCCGCTGCAGCTCAGCCCTGACCTCCGCGCTCCGTTCGGCCTCGTCTGCTTTTGCCCGCGCCTTACCGGTCTCCGCGATCAACTCGCTCACGCGCTGCTCCAGGCTCTCGCGGCGCTTGCGCTCTTCTTCCAGTTCGGACTTCTGCGGCATGAACTCCTGCACCACTGCCTGCACGATTTCTCGAATATCATCCATTGGTGTTGCCCCCGGCGGCTTCGATCTCCGCGACGATTCGGTCCTTCACATCCTGCCGCGCGTCGGCCAGATATTTCAGAGCCAGCTTCTTCTGCACTTCTTTCCGCAATGTGGCCGACTCGGCGCCCAGCGCCAATAGCTTCTGCGCATCGTCCACCTCAACTGCAAAGTCGGAAATATCGAACTCATCCAAACCAGTCACGCCAATCGCCAGGTCATCCTCGCGCGCCGCGTTGATGGCTTTCAGTACCCGCCGCACCAGGTCCTTCACCGCGTCCCCGTAGGCTCGCAGCACCTCCTGCGTGATCGACGAGTCCAATTGCTTGCTAACCCCCGACTGTCTGCCCCCCTGCCCCAACGGGCCGCCCGCCTGAGGCATGTAGCACACGCGGTAAATTTCTTCCTGCAGGCTCGTCAAGTTATTCGCCGCGATCTGGTAAACCTTGCCCTCCGGTTCCGTCCAGCCGAATCGGTCTTCCGGACCCAGTTGGATGTAGTAACTCTCGCCCACCATCTGGCTCCACTCCCGGTCGGAGTAGACTACCGGCATCGCAAACAGCCCCATCGTCAGCGCCCACGACAGCGCATTCGATTTATTGAAGTGTTCCAATTGCAGGGACCCCGCGCGGTTCAACATCCATAGACCCTCGGGAATTCGCAGTCCAAACAAGGGCACTCGTTGCAGCTTCGCCAAGCCATGCAACCCTTCGTCGATCAGTTCAACCGGCTCCGCTCCGCCGCCCGTGATCACCTGCCGGTACACCCGGAAGTTCTGTTTGTCGTAATACACCCAGTGTTTCTCGCGATGCCAATCGGTATCTTCCACGTGGTCTTGCTTGGTCAGCTCGGTCCGCAGGACCACCCACTCGTAATTCCCCTGCTCGTCCAGATTCCAATTGATGAGGTCCTCGGCGGCGTATTCCACCAGGTACGCCCGCGACGCCCCCAGCGCGTCTTCTTCTGCCCGGCTCCCTGGCTTCTGCCCCATCCGTGGAAAATCCACCAGCACGTAGCTCGCACCCGCCACCATCGCTTCCACGAGTTGCTTGCGCAGGAAGTCGGCGAGCGCCGTCCCCTTCCGGTCCACGTCTTCTATGAACTCTCCGAAGAAGGACTGCCCTTGCTCGTTGCTCCCCTCAAACGTCAGCACCGGTTCCCTGCGGAACAACGTCGCCGCATACCAGTCGACAATCGAGCCGATATAGTTTTCGTAAAACACGCGCAGCACTCTCTCCCGGTAAACATCCCCAGGTTCCTTCTGCCGCGGAATCAGATGACGTTGCGCGTTTAACTTGAACTGTTCTCCCCCCGCGTAGAGGTCGCGATAACACCGCCAGACCTCTTTGCGCGCTTTGTACTGTGGATGCTCCCGATCGATGTCTAACACCTGGCCCTCTTTCCTCGCACCACTTACACCAACCGCCGCGATTGCTCGCCAATCTTCATCCCGCCCCGGCACTCCTGCCATGCCAGATACCCCAGCGCGTCCGACAAATGCGTCCTCTTCGGGTCGCGGTCTTTATCGATCACCTGGCTGTTCTCCTTGTACATCACCTGCTCGAAATCTTTGATCAACTCCTTGCATCGCGGATGAACCACCAGCTTTCGCTCGCCGGCTGCCGATTCCAGCTTCGAATTCATCAGCGTCACCCGATCCCGCACCGCTGGATTCGCCTTCGGTATCCGGAACCGCACGTCCCCATAGCCGCGTTCGCTGACAAACTTCTTTAAGATCTCGACGTCCGTCGTTCCCGACGTCTGCCTCCTTGACCCGCTGGCGTCCGCATAAATCACCAGACCGCCCGCATGCTCCGCGAACCGGTTCCCGAACTCCGCGCACGCGTCGTAGGTGCTCGCTCGATTCAGCACGATCTCGTCCAGCACTCTCACCTCTTCTCCGTCCATCTGCGCCACCACCGACGACATCGGATCCACGTTGAAATCCAGCGCCCATAGCAGCGGACTTCCTGGCGCAATCTCCACGTCCGCCACGTTCCCCGCCCTGCTGAACGCGAAATACACCCGGCCCGCCGTCAGTTCCAGGTACCGGCCCAGAACCTCCTGCTCATAAAACCGGCCATCGTAGCTGTGCTTCAGCCGCTGGTAGTAATCCGGCACTCGCTCCAGCAGAAACTGATTCTCGAACGGCCGCGCCTGTATCGTCTCGTAGCCTTCCACCGGCGACCCCACAAACCGCTCATGCACCCAATCGAAGCCCTTCGGCGTCCACACCGCAAAACCACACAGCCGCGTCGCCCTCGGGTCGCGCAGCCGTCCTTCCAGCCGCAGCCACGCTTGCCGCGGCGCGTACGTCAATTCATCCAGCCCGAACCACGCGAGATTCGACCCGCGCAGCCTCTCGAATTCCTCCACCGCGCGAAACAAGATCCGCGACCGCGTTTCGCTCAGCCTCAAATAACTCTCGGCCCGATTCCACTCATGCGGAATCCGGTTCCGCTCCAAAATTTCGAGCAGCGCCGCCTGCGTTGCATCCCGCAGCATCGGAAACGTCGGAGCGCCCAGCAGCCCCGTCCGCCCCGGATTCAAATACGCCAGCTTCAGCGCCTCCTGGCACAGCGCCTGGCTTTTACCCGACCCGATCGGCCCCGAAAACCCCTTGAACCGCGCCCGCGAGTCGTGGAACCGCTGCTGTGATGGCAGCGGATGATACTCTATTCCTCTTTCTCGGACCCCGTCTCCGCCGGCTCCACCCATGTCACCTTAATCTCCTTTGGAGACTCATCATCCAGTTCCTTGTGCAGTTGCACCAGCCGGATGTAATCCCCTAGCGTGGCCTTCATGTCGCCTCCGGACATCTTCGTTTCAATCTTGGTAAGCATGCTCTTTACCGCCTGAGCCTGCCCGCCAGTACCGGCTGCATCCGTCGCCGTCTCGATTTCCGGTTTCACCGGCCGTTTACGTCGCACCGCGACTCGCTTTGGACCTGCTTTGCCACTCGTCTCGCTGATGACCATCCGGTCTCGTTCCCTCGCGACCAGCAGCGTAGCAGGCTGCAACCGTCTTCCCGCCGGATGTCTGCACATCAACTTGCGGAACCTGCACGAGATATATTTTTTTAAGATGATGTGAATGCGCAGAACAGCCGGTCCGCACGGCCCACCGATGTTCCACGTGACACCTTTACACAATCCCCCGCAAACCCCTACAATCGCTAGGTAGAACGTCCCGTTCGCGCGATCCGCATGAACATTTCCGTAAAAAGTGAATACGCCCTTCTGGCAGTCTTCGACCTCTCGCTGCAGCCCCCGGGCGAGCCGGTCAAGATCGCTGATGTCGCGCGCCGCCAAAAAATCCCGCAAAAGTTCCTGGAGCTGATCCTCGCCGGACTCAAGCAGGGAGGCTTTGTCGAATCCCGCCGCGGCGCCGAGGGCGGCTATCGCCTGGCCAAGCCGGCCAACGAAATTACCGTGGGCGAAGTCCTGCGCTTCGTTGAAGACGCCAAGCACACCAAGCGCGTGGCCTCGAACCCGTTTCACCAGATCTGGCAGCAGGTGGATGCGGCCGTCTCGGCTATACTCGACCACACCACCTTTGCCGAACTTGCGCGCACTTGGCAGAAATCTCAAACCCGCTACGTGGCAAACTGGGACATCTGACGGCGCCAACCACGAGAAACTTTGAACATGATCTTTCCTGACAATTCATTCAGCATCGGGCGCACTCCCTTGGTGCGCCTCAATCGCGTTACCGACGGCGCGCAAGCCAGCGTCATCGCCAAGATCGAAGGCCGTAATCCGGCGTATTCGGTAAAGTGCCGCATCGGCGCCGCCATGATCTGGGACGCCGAACGCCGTGGTCTTCTCAAGCCCGGCCGCGAGTTGATCGAACCCACGAGTGGCAACACCGGCATCGCGCTCGCCTTTGTCGGCGCCGCGCGCGGCTACCCGGTCACGCTACTGATGCCTGAAACCATGTCGATCGAGCGCCGCGCCGTGCTAAAACTGCTGGGCGCGAAGATCATCCTCACCGACGGCGCTCTCGGCATGGGCGCCTCCATCGAACGCGCCGAACAAATGGTGGCGGCCGAGCCAAATCGTTGGGTTCTGCTGCAACAGTTCCAGAATCCCGCCAATCCCGACATCCATTTCAAGACCACCGGCCCCGAAATCTGGGACGATACCCAAGGCCAAATCGACGCGTTCGTCGCCGGCATCGGCACCGGCGGCACCATTACTGGAGTTTCGCGCTACATCAAGCTCGAAAAGAAGAAGCCCATATTGTCGGTAGGCGTGGAGCCGCAGGGTAGCGCCGTCATCAGCCAGACGCTTGCCGGGAAGCCGCTCGATCCCGGACCTCATGCCATCCAGGGGATCGGCGCCGGCTTCATCCCCGAAACGCTCGACCTGAAAATGTTAGACCGCGTGGAGAAAGTCAGCGACGAAGAATCCATCGAAATGGCCCGCCGCTTGGCGAAGGAAGAAGGGATCTTGTCCGGGATTTCCTGCGGGGCGGCGGTGAGCGCGGCGGTAAAGCTTGCGCATGAGCCCGCGATGAAGGGGAAAATGATCGTCGTGATTCTGCCGGATTCCGGAGAGCGCTACTTGAGTTCCGCGCTGCTGGATGATCTGGATTGACGCGCTGCCCGAATCGGCACCGCTGATTGAGGAAAAAGAAAAGCGGGCGCCAGTTTGGGTGATAAGGGTGAGGGCGCCCGCTGTCGTAACGGGGATTTAATTACCTATAGAACGCGATCTGCCCCGCGCAGGTTACGTCTTCGCAAAAAAAAATTTGAAATTGAAATTCACGGTGCGGAGACTGTATGCCAATCGGCACATCGAGTCCCAATCGCCGAGGCAGTAAGATTGCAGCTTCAGTAGAGCAAAAACTCCCGCCGCCGGTCTTCGAATTTCTGCACCTGTTCGCGCAGCCGCTCCTCGATGACACCCGGCGCAATGCCGGCTTTAAGGGCATCCACCACTTCTCGGCTGCCGATCAAGAAGCGGCATGCCTCGAAATTGATTTTCCCGGGATACAGGCGCTGCAGCGCATACGCTACATCCAGCCCCAGACGCACTGAGTTCAACTGCTCGCGGTTCACAATTACGAAGCGCACCCCTTCGATCGTTTTTCCGGAGAACGGTCCGGACGAAGGCTGGAACTTAGTGGCATACACTCGTGCTCCCGGCAGTACCCAGCGGTTGAGAAACTGTGCGAGTTCGGCGCCGTGAATCCAATCCGCGCCGATCTGCTCGAAGGGCGCATCGGTTCCTCGCCCCACCGAATAATTGGGTGATGCTTCGAGCAACGCCAGGCCGTCGTAGAGCGCCGCGGCGTTCAAACTACGCAAGTTGGGCGAAGGGTCAGTCCAGGTCAGGCCCGTTGAATCAAACCAGTCGCCGCGCTGCCAGTTCTTCATCTTGACGACGTGCAGGTCTGCGCCCAATTTATTTTCCTTATTGGCGATCGCCGCGAGTTCCCCCAGCGTCAGCCCGTGCCGCACCGGCATGTTGAAACAGCCGACGAAACTGTGCAGGTTATCGTCCAGAAGCGGCCCCTCCACATGCGCGCCTGTCACCGGATTGGGGCGGTCCAGCACGTAAAACGGAATCTTCGCCTTCGCGGCTTCCTCCATCGCGTAGAGCATGGTGCACGAATAGGTGTAGAAACGAGCCCCGGCGTCCTGAATATCGAAAACCAGGACATCGACGTCGCTCCGCATCGCCGGCGTCATCCGGTAATGTCCGTTTTCGTATAGACTCCACACCGGCAATCCTGTCGAAGCGTCCTTGGCATTCGCAATATCGGGACGGTCTTCCTTTCCGGTAAGCCCGT